ATGCTCCCACCACTCGCAAGAGTTTTCATCTAATCTATTAAAATGTAATAAATTTTCTAACCTTACAATAACTGTTAAAATCTTATCTACTAGAGATTGTATTGCAACAATAAAACTAATTAAATAGTTATCATGCCTGTAAAACCTATGCATTAAAGTCATTATTTCATTTTTAAATTCCATTCTACCCCCAGGTAATATCTAAATTTTGTAATACTCCTATTTCTGTATCGACTGTATTATCTATTAATTCTATATTAGAACTGCTATCATTTATTTTTAATTCGCTTATATCATTTATCCCATCTACAGACATAATCACATTACTAACTTTTGCATAAGATATATATCCTATATCAACACAATCTCTAAAATATGATTTGATACTTTTAGAAATATCTTCTTTAATTTTATCTTGGTTATAATCGCTATTAATTTTAATATTCAATGATATATTAATATCTTTGGCTTTGGCACTAGCTACTGTGCAAAATGCTCCTATAGGTGCTTGACCTGCACCACAACCCCATGTAGTATTATTATCACCCATAGGGTCTATATAGTTTTGAACCTCTTGAATAAGTTCATCACTTGCAATAACGTCATTCTCTCCTATTATAATTACCTTTACTGTTTTATCGCCGTCCCATAATGGTTTAACCTTTGCATCATCTACCCCAGTAACTTCTTTGGCCCATTTTTTATAATGGTATTTGTTCCCAGAAATTATCGGTTCTCGGATAAATTCATAATACCGTTCTAACAAATCCTCTTTTGATTCTTCATCATATCCATTTGTAAATGCTTCTTTATTAGTTACGGATACTAAACCTTGAATTGTCGTAGGGATAAGAGTTATAGAATTTGCTGGAACGTTTCCTACTGTTCCTGGTACTAAACATTCTACATGAAATGTATCACCCTCTGTTACTGTTGTTGTAGTTGTTGCTTGAAATTGCGTACCGTCTACGGTCTGGAAGATTGCACCCTTTTTTATTGTACATTCTCCAGTTACGACCGTTAAATCACCCTCTGAACATTGATTAGTTTTAGCTGTTATCCCTGTTGTTTGATATACAAAATTTACTAAGTCCTCATAAGTCATCTTTGATAAATCAGTTAATACCTCAGATATATATATGAGCCTTTCCCATAGTTTATATAAAATTTTACCAATAGCAACGAAAAAATCCCATGCAAAAAAGCCTACTGTCTTTTGGTACTTATCGTCTAAAGCTGCTAATCCCTCAGAAGCTATTTCTTCTGCAGTAATATCAGTATTATCTATTAAAGCCATATTCTACCCCTTAATTACATATACATCTTCTACCGTTACATCTATCAAATCGCCATTATACAATTCTGCTTGGATATATATATTTAATTTTTTACCGTCTTTTGTAATTGTCACCTCATCAATATTGACGATGGCTGGACATAATAATAAACCCTCTTTGAATTCCTTTTCTATAATAGCTTCCTCATATCCATAACCAACGACTTTTTGACCGTATAATGACTTGATAGAACACCCAAACTCTGTACCGTCATATATTGAATAAACATCTTTTTCAGTTTTAACGAATTTCAATATCCATTGTTTAATTGCATCTAGTTCATCTATCATGATAGGTGAACCGTCTTTGATTGATATATTTACATTTTCTACATAAACTCCCTTTTCTATCGTGAGTTTAGGCTCATATCCTATACTATAATCACTTGTCATACTTAACCACCTTGTACCACTTTGTCTAATAATACATATTTGTCTATCTCATCTAAACTCGCAATAGAAACATAATCTCCAACTTTCAAATGACATTTTAGAGCTAATAACTCATCTCTAATCCCTATTATCGCACTAGCTAAATCTGATATTGCATTCGGCATAATACATGAAGAACCACTATAAGAATGAGTTTCTGTTACTGATTCTGCTGAATCCGTTTTTTGAGGAACTGTTTTAGATAACATGCCTGTTTTGTCTATATTGCACCTGAACCTAAACCATTCAGAAATTTCCATTTCCACATCTTCTTCAATGATTATCAACCCATCTGAAATTGATACTTTAATGGGTGATAACTCTACAACTTTACCGATAATACTAGGTTTTAAGGTTGTTGGGTTATTTCTCTTGTGAAACTCTGTTGCTAATATATCAATCGCTGATTCTACTTTTTCCATTATGCTAATGCCTTTCTAATATCAATTGCCATCATCTTCATCATCTCGTCAAAGAATTCTCTTTTTCCGATTAAGTTCCCATTCACATTAAGATTGACCGTTATATTAGAATTACTGTTATTAAGTATCTTGTTTGTATCGTTATTATTAACTACACTTGAACCAGAAGGAAGATTTACTAACTCTGGACCATATTCCCCAACCAACGCAACTCCACCAGTAGAGTACTTTGTCCCTAGTGCGTGCTTTTTATTTACTACATTTTTGGTTGTTGCATTATCACTTGCATTTTGATTTATATGTAGAAATTCTTTAGTTTTTGTCCAGGCCCTGCCGACCCATTCGCATACTTCTTTCCAGTGGAGAGCTAACTCAGCTACTAATATAACTATTGCACCTATCCCAGTTGATACCATTGCCGTTTTCATTGATAACCCAAAAAGATTAACTGCAACCCTTGCAACTCCTAACCCTACAGTTAACCCTGTCAAGGTTGATATTACCCCTCTAATATGAGTTACTGTAAACCCTAAAAGGTTTCCTAGTGTTTGTAATACTGGTATCATACCCGATTTGATTGCTGGAAGATTAGCTATTATTTTGTTTGTGAACTCTTGAACATAAGGAAGAAGTGTAACCCCTAACTGCATACCTACAAGGTTATAAACTCTACCTAATTTATCCATTGTATCGGTCATTTCTACGGCTCTTTTAATATCTTCGTCTGACATTCCTAAGCCTAATTTAGAATATTCAGCCCTCAAATCAGCTAATGAACCAGAACCCTTACTTAATAATGGTGCTAATTCTTGATAACCTCTCCCAAAGAGTTTTTGAGCTAGCATTGCTCTTTGCGTTTCGTTCGTTACTCCTTGAAGTGCTTGCACTGAATCATTAAAAATATCTTCTTGGCTTCTTAAATTACCATTGTTATCTCTTATACTTACTCCCAATTGTTTGAGTATAGGAACTTGGTTTTTTGCACCTTTTGCGAACGCATCTATATTTGTTCTTAAGGTCCTATATGCTCCTGTTAGGTTGTCGACATTACCCCCATTCTGGCTCATTATAAAATCCCATTCTTGATAAGCCTTTTTACTCATTCCTATTTTTTGAGAGGCTTTGTCTATATGGTCGCCAAATTCAGATACTTTCTTTGTCTGTGTAATAATTCCTGTGACTGCTCCTGCAACTGCTCCACCTATCGCAACACACGAACCTACAAATAATTTGTTGGCTCTACGCATTTTCGCTATTGATTCATTAGCTTCTTTCTCTGTTTTTCCGAATGCTTGAGCTACTGTCTTGAGTGCTGGTGAACATTTGTCGGCTAAACTTAATATTACCCCTATTGTTTTTGCCATTTTATTTTCCTAAAAATCCTTGTATCTCTTTAAACTTTTGTTCTTCTTTCCACAACATTACTGCTTGATAAAAAATCTTTTCTTCTAAAGATAAATTGAGTAATTCATGAAGTTTTAATGGCTTGAGCCAGTATGCAACCGACATCAAATCTATGTCAGTTTCTATTACTTTTTTATGGTTTCTACTCCTTCTCCAAGATAAAACCCATATCTTTTGAGGATATGTTTAGCTAGTTCAGAAGGTTCTATTATGTTATTTCCATAAATTTTAGATATGATGTCTATCGGGTCTTGTACTTCGTATTCTTCCAAAAGCTCTTTACTTCTGAACACTGGACAACACGCATATATAAGTTCATGGTCTGCTCTCAATGGTTCGTCTGGATTTGCATTCTGAACGATTTCTAATATTTTAGATGGTGAAATATTCTCTATTTCTATTTCTCCATCAAAAAATTTTGAGTAAAACGGTTCTGTTTTTATTTCTTTTAAAATTGATTTTTTCTTTAATATACTTTCTATTGTAACCTTTTTCATATTTTCCCCTTTGGTTATAATTTGTAATGCCCTATGATTAGTTATAGGGCATTACGCATTATTCTATTCTAATTCTAACCATTTATAATCTTCTGCTTGGTATGGCATATTTTCTTCTACTGCTGTTTTGGGTTGTAAATCAAGTAAATTGAGTTCGTCTAATGTTACTCCTGTTACTTTGACCCTCTGAACCTTTCCAGTAGAATTGTTATATGCTTTACCCACAAAAGAAATATCCATTTGTCCGTCATCTTTGTATTGAGAGAATATCTTAATAAAAGTATCGTCTACTTTCCATTTTGTTAATTCTCCAGTTAGTTCTACCCCTACTAATCGTCTTTTTTTAGTTAGACTTTCAGCTTCATCAACATCAGCATATATATTTTTTTGCTTAAGTGAAAAGGATTTCATAGAACCCACTTTAACAAGTTGGTTATCAGTGGATAACCAGATAGCTCCGTTTGAGCCGTTAAAGATTTCATTTGTGTTAAAGTTATTATTCATCTTTCAATCTCCTAATACATTTCTACATCTATTTCACATTCTTCTATTGCATCTAAGAATTTCACATCAAAAGTTAATGCTACTTTCTTTTTATATGATAGTTTCTTGATTTCTAAATCGCTCATAGAATTAATTTCAGCTTCATCTTTACCAGAAGCTATCCACAATTCTCTTAATCTATCTACATTGATATCAACTTGGTTATCATATTCATCATCAAGAATGTTGTTTTTAAGTAATTCTTCAATATATCCATGGCAAGCTGATATAAATAAGGCTTGGTTATCGTATTTATTTTTATATTTACCTTTATAACCAGTTCTGAACGCATACTTAACATCTGTATCAAGTCTTTTGATACCTTCCATTATAGTAATGCTTTTCATATCCTCAGTGTTGTTGGTTGAAGTTGTTGTTAAGGTATTTACTGGACTTGCAACTCTTACTCCTTCTTCTTCGTTATATAAAGTAATTTGTCCTTCAATAATATTTTCTGGCATTTCTACAGATTCTAGTTCTGATAAAACATAAGCCGTAATTGACATATCATAAGGGCAGCCTGCACATAATCCACCGACAAGAGGTAATAATCCTATTCCGTTAATCTTTTCTCCGTTTGTCAATACTGCTGATGGATTGTTAACAGAACATACATATTTTGAATCGGCTTGTAGGTTATATACTAAACCAAAGATTTTGTTCTCTTTTGCATAAGCTGCTACTGTGTCTTGGTCATCTTCATTAGTTGTAAAAATCCAGTCAAATTTAAGTTTGTCTAATTCTTCTTTATAGTCGGCTAAATTCCCACTATACTCAAATAAGATAACCTTACTAGGTGAATAG